CCCATTCAGATATTCTTTATAGGCGATTATATCGGCCCGCTGTGGGTTGGTGGTGCCGGTGTCCTTCATCCACTTCACAAACTGCCGCAAACAGGTGATATAGCCCTTCATGGTCGTGGGTTCCCTGTCTGTGTACTCGATAAAGCGCCGGAAAAGGTCGGCGCTGAACGCGCTGATCTGTGGCTGCAAGGCATTGTTGCCGATGATCGCTAATTCCTCCATCTTGTGCGCCTCCCTTGTGATTTGCTTTTACATTTACATTGTATAGCGGTGGTGTCTATTTGTCAAGTAAAATCTGTACTTCTTGTACCTGTAAAATTAGATAAACCTGTTGCCCCTCTTGTGTATAGAAAAAGCCGCCCCTATTGGGACGGCCTTTCTTGCTGTGTGGTAGGCTTAGAAGTTCTCGATGGCGGCGCTTGTGAGTTTTTCCCATTTCTCGCTCATGGATGTTGCATGGGCCGGGTTGATACGATTGGTTCCCCCGCCGCCGCGCCCGGAACAATAGTTGCTGATCTCCACAAGGTCGTCAAAGTTCCTCATGGTGCTGTTTCGCCCGTTGCGGATTCTGTTGCAAAGCGTGTAGAGCTGCCCACGGGTTGCCGAGTCAATGCTCTTGTCGTCCGCAAGCTCCTTTGCGGTCTTGCTGATAAGCCGCAACATGGTGAGGTTGTTGTCGTACTTGTTCACCATAGAAAAGATGTCGTCAGCGGTCAGGATGCCCGATTTCAGCAGTTCCAGGGCGTTGGTGTCGATGGCGTCAGGGTCAACGGTGGAGCTGGCCCGCACATCGCTTTCAAGGTCGCGCCGGATTGCATCTTTCTGCCGGTCAAACTCCGCCCACACTCGGCTCTCTGTTGCCTTGAAAGTGTGTTCGGCCTCCAGCAGTTCCGCCTTTGCCCGCTGCCGTCTTAGGTCATTCTCGCCCCGGTAGGTTTCCGCTCTCCACGCTTGGGCGTCTCTTTCAGCTTTCTGCGCGGCCTGGAGCTGGTTCCATGCCTCCATGTATTCCTCTCGGGCCGTCTTAAAGGCCACATCAAGGCGCTGGGCGTACTCGTTATACTTGCTCATTGTCAATCCCTCCCGATATAGTCATTCAGCGCATTACAAAGCGCCTGGGCCTCGTCGTCTGTAAGCTGGATTCCCTTCAAGGGTACTTTGCTCCCGCTCCCGTCCTGTTTCCAAAGACGCACATCAAGACGGGCCGGGCGGTTATTGAAAGATACCACATTCAGCTCCCTGGTATATGTCCCGCTGCCGCCCAGGGTGGCGATATGCTCCACGATTTTCAATTCAAAGGGTTCTGTCCGCATTACTGCTCCTTTCCGCCGCCGCACATCGTCCAAAGGGCACATTTTTCGCTGCATTTTGTGGGGTTCACCTTGTCACCAAAGGGGCAGCGTCTCCCGATGGTCGGGGCCGCGCCGGTCACAAGGCCGCATCCGTCCTCTGTGTATCTCGCGCAATTCGGCGTACACTTGGAGTTAAACGGGCAGCCTCCCCATTCTTTAGGCTTTTTCTCCTTGACTTCTCGCGGCCTTGGTACTTCTCCCATTGGGAAGATGCCGTAACTCGTTGTGATGGTCGGGGCGTATTCGATGGAGTTACCCATACGGCGGAACAAGCGCCCCAGCGCGTCCCGCTCCCAGGGGCCGGGTTGGTTGTCCTGCTGCTTATTAGTCATGCCGTCATTCCTTTCTGATTGAAGTTATTTGAATAGGCTTAAATTGCCTTAGTCGATGTTCGGGCAGTCTTTATAGGGGTTGTAGTCGGTCATGGTCTTGTGTACTCTCGGCTTGTTGGTCTGATACTCAATCTGAAAAAGCTGGGTGTCAGGGTATCCAGTGTATTCCTGCTGCAAGTCCCGGTTGGTGTCCTCCATCAAGCCCCATGCAGGAAGTACACAATGCTCCCACACGCTGCGCCGGATCTCCGCCCCGCAGAAGGGGCAAATATTGGCGGTCGGGTGGTGCATCATGTCCCCATACAGGCGATAGGTTCCCTTGCAGTGATAGCACTTTACTTTCAAAAATCCCGTGGTGTTTCCCTCCCTTCTTTACGCGGATAGGCCGCGCTGGTAGTAAATCAACCTATCCAGGGCATAAGCGGCGGCGTCGATTGTGTGATTGTCCTTGTCTGGTAGCCTGGAAAGAAAATTGCCGTCCTTGTCGGTCATGTACTCGTAGTTCACAAACTCCCGGTAGGCGTTGGGTGTCCGGGCCGGATCTATCACAATGCGCCGGTGTTGCAGCCATTTCACACGGTATTCAACGCATCCAGGCTCCTTGTGGCACCCCGTACACTTCAAGCCCGCCGCTCTCATGTCGGCTATGCTCTTAGGCTCCGCGCAGTCTGCGGTGATAAGCTGCTGGCCCTCCGCGCTCATTACCCCGAACACGGGGGACACATAGCCGCCGCGCCCGTCCTTGTGATACCCCTTTGCCTTGATTTCCTCCGAAAGCTGGGCATTAGAAAGCCCCCTCTTATAGATTTCGTCAAGAAAATAAATGGTGTCGTGCTTGCGGTCGTAGGACACGCGCAGGAAAGCCGCAGGGTCAACGGCAAAGCCGAAGTCAAGGCCCTGGTATATATACCCCATGTTGCTGATCTCCGCGTCGGTGATCTCCCTGATCTCCAGGTTGGGGAATACCTCGCCGCCGGTTCCCGTGGGTATGCCCATGTACTCATGTTCAAAGGCTTGGGGGTTCACCTCTTTCAGCCGCTGGGCCTCGTATAAGAAAGCCTCGCCCAGCCATTCCGGCGGTATCATGGTGTAGTCGGTCTGTAAGGTGGTGGCCCGCTCGTCCGGCTCCTTGATGAACACATTGGCCCAGTTGTTCGCGCTGATCGGCGGGTTAAAGCTGCGGAACACTGTAAAGGTGTCGCCGCCGCGCTGGACGGATTGCATTACATTCCGGGTGAAGTTGGGGCCGGGCAGTTCGGAAAATTCCTCAAACCAGATATAGCGGAACACGCCACGGGTCGGCTTGATAGATTTTAGCTTGCTGGGGTCGTCCAGCCCTCTAAAGATGATTTGCGCCCCTGTCGGCGTGTATGTCCACTGCATCGGTGAAAGCCGGCTTTTCCAAAGATGATTTACTCCCAGGGTATCAATGGCCCAGGCGATTTGAGAAAAGACGCTTTCCCGCAGGGTGTTCCCGTACAGTCTGAACACAATGGCGTTGCTGTGCCCCGTGGTGTCCTTCATAATGCCGTTTACTATCTCCAGGGAAACAAAGCTGCTCTTGCAGCTCCCGCGCCCTCCTGGTAGGTTATAGGTGGTATGTGCTGCGGCCTCTATATCGTCGTGCAGGGGCTTGTAAACGGCTGCTATGTGCTGCGTGATGTCTATGGCGTCCAACACTGCCAGGGCGTCCCGCTGCCGGTCTTTGGTGGCTCTTGCGGCTTTGGCGCGTCTCATTAGTTGGTCGTAGTACATCAGCCGTCCATTCCCTCCAGGGTTTTCAAGATGTCGGTGATCTCCGTTAGCCGCAGGCCGTATTCGGCAATACTGCGACACGCGCTAATGCGGGCGCTTGCCGGTTGTTCTTCATCCTGCAATATCTCCAGCAGGACGGATAAAGCCGGGGATAGGGCTTGCTGGGCTTGCCGGGTGGCCTGGGTCACAAGGTCGGAAAACTCTTTCTTATAGGCCCTCTGAAATTCGGGGTCTGCAAGATAATTCCGCATCGTGGTTTCACTGATACCGGCCTTTGCCGCCGCTGCTTTCTGCGTCGGCTCCGTCACAAGCGCCGCAAGCGCCTTTGTCTGTCGGGTCGTCACTCTGCCCCGCCCCCTTCATTTTTGGCGTTTTCTGCGCTTTTCTGCTGCTGGGATTGGCCCTTTCGCTCTGCAAGCTGCGCCCAGTAACGGGCGGCGTACTCTTTCACCTTGTCAGGGTTCCGCCGTCTCCATTCTCTTTGGTAAGCCCGCCGGGCCTCTCGTGCTGCGTCTGTCATTTGTCCTCCTTTCGTGTGTCTCTTGTTCGTCGTGTGGTTCATAAACTTCTAAAACTTCTTGTACTCATTATACCACAAAGGCGTCTTGTTTTCAATCTTTTTCCGCTTTCTTTTTTGTTCTACATAGACTTATCTTTATACGCTTAATTAGAATTTCCGATAAAAGAAAAGGCCGGGGATTACTCCCCAGCCTCTCCTATTGTTATTCGGGTTTCCCTTCATCGGCCCCGCCGGGTTCCAGCTCCGCCGTAATCGTGGGCTTGCTGCTGTTGTATTTCAGCCTGTAAGGGATGAAGTGATACCCCTGCATATCGTCCAGTGCGGTCACGGCAAAAAGGCGCTGCTCTGCTGTGGCCTTGTCGTCGGTCAGGATCGCCCGTAGGGCCTCTATTACAAGGGGCCTGTCCTTCTCCTTTTCGGCCTTGAAAGCCGCCCTCCGGGCCTCCTGGTAGGCTTTGTTCCGCTCCCTGGTGATCTTGGCTTTCTCGTGGCTCTTATCCACGCGTTGCCGCCTCCCTGCGCTCAAAATCGTTTCCATTACAGGGGACATTGCGTTAGCGATAATGTCGCCCTCCGCTGCGGTGGTATTTTCAATGTCAATCATTGTAAGCTGCTCCTTTCGGCTTGACAATGCCCAGGGGCGGCTATAAAATAGATTTAGCCATACCCCGCCGGGGGTTCCCCTGGGCGGTGTCGGTGTGCGGAGTAGCTGGGCGCGGTCGGCAAACTGGCCCCAGCTGCTCTTTCTTATTGCTGCTCCCCTATAAGAAGATGAATCCCGCGCCTGATCGCCTCCGCCCTGGTTATTCCGTGTTCCTCACAATAGCGGTCTAACTTGGCTTTGGTGGCGTCGTCAAGCCTCACTTTCACATCATTGGCTTTCGGGTTCTCTGCTTTGGGTCGCCCGGTTCGTGGAGACAATGTTATCACCTCGCTTTTTGAGTTCCACAAATTCATTATACTTAATGAGTTCCAAAAAGTCAATACCTATTTACAGAAAAAGGCCGGGGGTTCGTCGCCCCTGGCCCTTTCCCTATTTTCGCCCTTTTGGAGACGATAGCAGCGCCCCAGTTGATGGTTTCTTCATTGGCTGCTTTTCTATCGGTTCCAGACGGGCCTATTTTGGCCTTATAGCCGCCTTGTGGGCTTGTCCCACGGCGACGGCCCATTATATGGCGTGAAGTCGTTCTCGGCGTCCTCCAGGGGCTTGAATAGGTCGTGCTGCGGGTAGTATTCAAAGGCGGCGCGGTAGCTGCTGATCCCGTACCTGTTTTTTAGGCATACAAGCTCAATGCGCCTGGGGTTCTCTGCTTTCGCCTCCCGTATCTTCTCCCGCTTTTCCTTAATTTTGTTCTCCTTGTTGAAGATGTCCTCATTGATGGCCTGGAGCTGCAAGCCCCATATTACATCGGCGGTATACTCGATGCCGCCGCTCTCCTTGAAAGATTCAAAGTCAACCGGCGTCAGGTAGTTGCTGCGGTTCAAGCTGGAGATAAGAAAAACAGGGATGTCCCGGCTCCGGCTTAGGCGCTTTAGTTCGGTTACATTACTGTCTATCAGTTCTTTGGTGCTCTGCCGCTGCTGCGGGTCGCCCTGGATGATTTGCAGATAGTCAATGATAACAATGGGCTTTACCTGGTTCCGCTCCATGTACCGGCCCACATAGTCGCCTATAAAAGAGACGGTGCAGTTAAAATTGCCCTCTATCACGCTCACACGGTCGCCCACGTTTTCCCTGTATTCGTCGATGGCGTCTAAAACTGCGTCGTCCATCTTCCCGGCCCGGATCTGCAAGCTGGTAACGGCGCTGGACGGGTTCATTTTTGCGGTTATCCTGGCAAGGCTCTTGCTCACCATTTCAAGGCGGCTCTGCTCCAGGCTGAAATATAGAATATGCTCCCCCGCTGCTGCCATTTGGTCGGCCATTTGGTGAATAAAAGTTGTCTTGCCCAGGCTGCTGATCGCGCCCAGCACATACAGGCCGGGATATACCCCGCCCGCCACTTTGTCCAGGTTGTCAAAGCCGGTCTTGCGGTTCGCACCCTCCTTAAAGCGTTCAATCTCCCCAGCGAGTAAACGCGTTATGTAATCGGTCACGGCGTCGGGCTTGCTGGATGCCTTGTGCTGCGCGTCTGCTACGGCCTTATAAAAAGATGCCCGATCAGTTTGCAGGGCCTCGTTGGGGTCTTTGTGATCGCCGCTTATATCTGCGGTCACATAGTCGATGTTAAGGGCCTGTAATCCCTCTGCAAGCTCCTGTTCGGCCCGTTTCCCGGCGTCGTCATTATCAAGGCAAAGGATAAGGGTGCTTGTTGTTCTCCGCTCTTGCAGACGCTCCAGCAGCTTTTTTGTATTGCTGGTACTCCCCAGCGCCACGGCCTCCGCCCCGGCCTCCATGATGGAAAGCGCGTCAATTTCTCCCTCTACGATAAAGACGGGGCCGCTCTCTGTACTCACCAGGGCGCGGGCGTTGAACAGTTCCGCCGCCCCCTCCTTCATCTTTGCATATTCCTTGACGCCTGGGCGTATATCCCGCGCCACATAGCTATAATTGCCGGTCGGGATGATAAGGCGGGGGCTGCTGGGCGGGTTCTTCCCGTTCCTTAGCGCGGTCGGGCTTTTCCATTCCGGGTCGTACCCCAGCCAAAACCGCCGGGCAAGTTCAAGGCTGATACCACGCCTTGAAAGATAGGCGACGGCCTCCGGGGCGTCAAGCTGCGGGCGGCTCACTTCTCTGTAATAGTCCATGTAGTTGTAAACGATGGGTGCGCCCTGTTCCTCTTGTTCCTGTCGTACTCCTTGCGTCGTCTGCGGCCTCTCTGCGGGCCTCTGCGGGGCTGCGGCGTGGGGGGTGGTGTAGTCGTCAACCTGGATTCCGAAAAGCTTATACAGGCCGTCGAAAGCCTCCGCCGCTGTGCATCCATGCTCCCGTTGGTATAGTTCGATGATGTCCCCATAGAAATTGCACTTGAAACACTTTAGATATATGTACCCCGTTTTTTCGCCGGTTTTAGATATTCCGCATAGCGGCTCCTGATCTCCTGCTTTGCTCTGTCTCTGTCCATGTGTACCTCTTTTCTTGAATTATCGCCCTGGGCGTGGTACACTGATAAGGCGGGCGCGCCCTTATCGGTGCATCTGCTGGGCGGTAGCTGTTCACTTGGTCGGTGGAGCTGCCGCCCTCTCTTTTGGGTCTACTTGTGGTTACATGAATACGCTTAGTTAGGATTTGCGCCGGTGATCGGCGGCTTTAAGGGGCTGGGGTTCCCTTAAATTCGGGCGCGTGGATAGCCTCGCGCATTGCTTGCCGGTTCCCTCCTATAAAGGAAAGTCCCCCAGGCTCCGCCCCGGATCGCCTGCTCCTTCTTCTCCAGTTTAAGCAGCAGGCCCGCCGC